TGGTGGTAAGTATCCTGATTTTGCAGGACGTAGAGTATTCTTCGACCTGTCACAGATTCGTCCAAAAGGCGCAAAGATTTCGGGTGGCTTTAAAGCTCCTGGACCGGAAGGATTGCGACGTTCATTGGATAAGATTGAGCATCTGCTTCAAAGCATTGTTATGGATGCAAAAGAACCCGTAGCTTTGAGGCCCATTAATGTATATGACATTACCATGCATGCAGCGGATGCTGTTCTGTCTGGTGGTGTACGTCGGTCAGCCACCATCTGTCTCTTCTCGCCTGACGATGATGAGATGATGAATGCAAAGACCGGCAACTGGTTTGTAGACAATCCACAGCGTGCTCGTTCCAATAACTCGGCTGTTATCGTTCGCGATAAAACAACTGCCGAAGAGTTTGGAAAGATCATGGAGTCAGTCAAGCAGTTTGGCGAGCCTGGATTTGTCTTTGTTGAATCCACCGAGCACACAACTAATCCTTGTGTCGAGATTGGCATGTTTCCACAGATTGATGGAGTGTCTGGTTGGCAAGGTTGTAACCTGACAGAAATCAATGGAGGCATGTGCAATACCGAGGAAGATTTTTATAAGGCATGCCGCGCAGCATCTATCCTCGGTACCCTACAAGCCGGCTACACTGACTTTAAGTTTTTGTCAGATACGTCTAAAAAGATCTTTGATCGTGAAGCTCTCCTCGGAGTATCCATTACGGGTTGGATGAATAATCCTGATATTCTGTTTGATGGTAAAATCTTAGAGAAAGGAGCGAAGATTGTCAAAGAAGTCAATAAACAAGTTGCAGCAATTATCGGAATCAATCCAGCGGCTCGAACGACGTGTGTTAAGCCAAGCGGCAATGCTTCGGTTCTACTCCAGACTGCTAGCGGTATTCATGCTGAGCATTCTAGTATGTATATACGTAACGTTCAAATGAACAAGGAGTCTGAGATTACTCAAGCTATCATGCGTTCGAATCCTTACATGGTTGAAGAATCGGTATGGTCTGCTGGTGGTACCGACGTTGTTGTCGCGATTCCAATCATTCCAAAGAAAGGTTCTATCCTGAAGGATAACCTGATTGGTGTTAAACATCTAGAACTCGTGGCGAAAGCTCAAAAGCATTGGGTAAATGCTGGCACAAACGAAGATCTTTGTGCTGATAAAGGTATTCGCCATAACGTTTCAAATACTATCCTGGTCGATGATTGGGATGAAGTTGAAAAGTATGTATTTAAGAATCGTCATTCTTTTGCTGGTATTTCATTCCTGTCCGCTATGGGTGACAAGGACTTTAATCAAGCACCGAACACTTCGGTCATTACTGCGAAGGAAATGGTCAAGAAGTATGACACTGCAGCTATCTTTGCTTCTGGCATGGTAGTAGATGCTCTTAAAGTATACAACAATCTTTGGGATGCATGTGCTACTGCACAAGGTTTTGGCGAGGATCTTACACTGGACGATACTGCTACTAATGCAAAGAAAGACTGGTGTAGACGCTTTAATCAGTTTGCCGAGAACTATTGTGGTAACGATGTCAAGAAGGCAGAATATTGTTTGAAGGACTCGTATCTTCTTCATAAGTGGAATAAGATTCAGACAAATCTAAAGCAGGTAGATTGGAAGGAAGATCTCACTGAAAAGAAATACACAGACGTTGATACACTCGGCGCAGCAGCGTGTGCAGGTGGAGCCTGTGAAATCGATTTCTAGTCCATGTGTAAAGATTTGCACATTGGTTGAAGGATATTGTGTAGGGTGCGGGAGATCTTCGAGCGAAATAGCCGAATGGTCTCGCGCGTCCGATGATAGAAAACAAGAAATCCTAAGAAGGATCGACAATGACGGAATATAGAATCGATTGTGAGGAATGTGAAAACACCTCGCTCGTAACTGCATATGAGAAACCAACTTATTGTCCTGTATGTGGACGTAGAGCTGATGCAGAAAAACTGAGAGATGACACGATTTGGGATCTCGAAGATGATTGATAAATACCTTTATGTGGTATTACAACAATGAACCTTATGACTCAACACCAGAAGATTACCAGGGGTTTGTCTATCTCATCACCGAGTTGGACACCAACCGAAAGTATATTGGCAAGAAGAACTTCTGGAAACCTAAAATCCTGCCCATCACGAAAACGCGTAAGAGACGAGTACGAACACGTACAGAATCTGACTGGCGAACTTATTACGGATCCTCAGATAAAGTTATGGCTCTTAGAGAATCTAAGGGCGATGACTCCTTCAAACGAGAAATCCTAAGACTTTGTAAGACAAAAGGTGAGATGTCTTACTACGAGGCTAAGCTGCAGTTTGAACACGACGTATTGCTTAGCGATGAATATTACAATGAGTTTATTGGGTGTAAGATACACTCAAGACATCTGAAGTTATAAATAAAATTATGAGGACATCATGAAGCTATTAGTCTATGAAGTACTTGAAAAAGTAGCTAAAACGAAAAAGAAAGCTGAGAAGATTCAACTCCTCAAGGAACACGAATCTTGGGCTTTGAAAGATATTATCCGGGGATCCTTTGACGAAACAGTTAAATGGAACCTACCTCCCGGACAACCTCCATACACACCAAATGACGGACATAACGCTCCGTCCGACCTCCATAGAAGAAACACAGAGTTTAGATTTTTCGTGAAAGGTGGCGAAGGGGATCGCCTGCCTGCATTCAAACGCGAAAATATCTTCATCGGTTTGATCGAGGCTGTGCATCCAGAAGATGCAAAGCTTGTTATATCCATGATAAACAAGGAGAAGATTCCTGGTTTGACTCGACCTGTTGTAAATGAGGCCTATCCAGGACTTCTATTAGACAACCCATAACCCCAAGGACTAAATCACATGACAGCAATCCAGCTCGAAAGACTCAAAAAAGATTCCGTTGAACTTGAGACCTATGCAAAAAAGTTGAAGAGGAAAGGTTTGATTCAGAGAATGAAACTAATAATGGAGAAACGAGACTTTTTAGAGAGGAGAATCGCTGAAGCAACATAATAAAAAAAATGGTTTACTTTTCCCCTGAAATTTGGTATAATATACATAATGCTAAATTTCAGGGGTTTTTATTATGAATCTATTTGTCCTTGACGATTGTCCTATTGTATCTGCCATGTGGCAGTGTGACAAGCACGTCCCTAAAATGATTGTCGAGTCAGCACAAATGCTGTCAACGGCTCATCGTATTCTCGATGGCGCTATGGAAAAGCGGCCATCAAAATCTGGCAAGACTATGGTCAAGTACTACAAGCTTGATAATCAGTTCGAAGATCTTCTATACAAGGCGGTCCATCACAAACATCCGTGTACGGTATGGACTATGGAAAGTGCTGCCAACTATGACTGGCACTATCTGCACTTTGCTGCATTGTGTCAAGAATACACGTTCCGCTATGGTAAGATCCACAAGACTGATCGTATCCTGCGTGAAGTACTCGAAACAAAGCCACTAAATATACCATATCGTAATGGTGAAATGACACCGTTCAAACTAGCAATGAAATCAAATCCAGAATGTATTGCACTTGGCGATCCGGTCAAGGCTTATCGTGCATTCTATCAGACCAAGCAGGAACGTTTCAAAATGGTCTGGACAAAACGTGAACAACCCGACTGGTTCGTAAGGAGGACAGCATAATGGATAAACTTGACGTATTGGATGTTTTGTATAATGAAGTAAAGTATGCGGAATCGAAGCTTGAGCCGCACGATACTGGACATATACATACAGCTATCAATTGGTTAAATCACCGAATCAATGAAGTGCAGGAGGAAATGCGTGCCGACATACACAGTCAGAAAAGTTGATGGAGAAGGCGAGGAATGGGACATCCGTTGTTCGCATGAAGAGCTACTCGAAGTTTGTGAAGAATACGGTCTAGAGCGTGTGCTCAAACCCGTAGGATTCATTACACAAGCGGGTAGCACCATTGGTAAAACCAGTGGAGATTGGCGCGACTTTCTAAAGAAGGTCGATAAAAATGCAGGCATGAGAAGCAAGGTGAAAAACTATTAATGTCAAGTAGTTCTAAAGTTAGATACGAGGATATGCTCGAGTTCGAGCCGATTACAGAAAATCAAAAGAAAGCATTTGATCTATGGGATGAAGGTGAAAATCTTATTCTGACTGGTTCAGCCGGTACGGGTAAAACATTCATTGCAATGTATCTTGCTTTGGAAAATGTACTCGAAAGAGAAACACCCTATGACAAGGTAGTGATTCTCAGATCGGTGGTTGCTGTAAGGGAAGTCGGCTATCTTCCGGGAAAACTCGAAGAAAAGACCGAAACCTTTCAATCACCATATAAGGCAATCGCAGAAGAACTGTTTGAAGAAAAGGCTGCATATAACAAGTGCATCTCAAATCATGTCATTCAGTTTGAAACAACATCATTTATTCGTGGTAAGACATTTGATCGTGCCATCATTATTGTTGATGAGATGCAGAACCTCAACTTCCACGAGCTTGACTCTGTTATGACTCGAGTTGGTGAGAACTGTAAGATAATTTTCTGCGGTGATTACCTGCAATCAGACTTCCAAAGGGAAGGTGAAAGAGATGGTCTTATGAAGTTCCTTAATATCGTTGAAAGGATGAAGGACTTCTCGACTATTCAGTTTGGTTGGGATGATATCGTACGATCCGGTATTGTACGAGACTATATTATGACAAAAGAAATGATGGGGCTCAAGTAATGTGGCTCAGGCCAAAACTCACAGGATCCTTTTGTATTACTACACACTGTAATGCTGGTTGTCCACAGTGTCAACGTACGGATCCTAATGGAATCAAAAAGAATGGCTGGCTTCCTTTGATAAGCTGGACAGTCGAAGATTTTCAAAAGGCTGTGCCTCGCCCTGAGCTCTACGACCATATCATATTCTGTGGTACATGGGGTGATCCTCTAATGAATAAGGATCTAGCTAAGATCATTTCGTATATAACACAGAATAGTGATGCAAAGATCGATATCGATACCAATGGTTCGATTCGAGATGAAGACTGGTATTGGGAGATCGGTGTAGCTGGTGGTTATAATCTGACCATGCAATTTGCAGTTGATGGATCTACTCAAGAGATGCACGAAACATATCGTCAAAACACCAGTCTTGAAAAAACTTTAAACAATATGAAAACATTGTCAATGACAAATGCGTTTTCTCTAGTACACACTATTGTATTTAAGCATAACCAGGATCATATTCAGGACATTGCAGAACTCGTAAAAAAGTATGGTGCCAAACAAATGACGTGTACTGTGTCAGATCGTTTTGACGAAACTGACGTTTTTAAGTTTACTAAAGGCAATAAAGAATATCAACTAGAAAGAGTTACCGATGATAAGATGCGAATGGAAGGAAGATGGAAAGTTTTTGATTGAGGCTGATGGCCAGGTTTATCCTTGCTGCTATCTCAATACACCAGACTTTCGAATCCAACATAAGGACTTGCAAGAAAATACTGAGTCTCCTATGGACAAGTATAACGAATATCGGGAGGAACTCAATATCTTCAACAATGACATTGAAGATATTTTTAATCACGAGTGGTGGAATATTCTAAGGGAATCCTGGACAAAAAAGCCACACCATAGATGTACAATGTTTTGTACGAGAGAGGAATAATATGTCATGAAAACAATCCTGGCCAGTGCGGCCATGCTCATACTCAGTGCGTGTCACCCTGTATTAGCTCAAGACTTAAACCCGAGTGGTACTCCACTTTTTGCCAAGCCGGTGCCATGTGGTGGTATGCCTGGCCTCATCGTCGAGTTTAATAAGTCGAATATGTATCCATTGGTTGGTCTAGGAGGAGTATCCTGGCTTGACAATGGTGAAACACAGGCATCTGTAACAATCGTAGTCGTAGATGAGACTGGACGATTTGCAGTTGTTGAAAAAAATGCTGAACAATTTTGTTTACTTTCTACAGGAAATGTGGTAGAATATAACTCTGA